GGTTCACGTCCTGGACACCGCTTGGCTGCGTTGTCACAGGGCCGCCGATGACGTCCTGAGGACCGGCCGACATGCGTTCAAGAATGGCCTTCAGCTCGGGGTACTGGGCGGAGGACGCCTCCGCCGCTCCGAACGTGTCGTCGAAGCGTTTGTGAATCCGCTCCAGGATGAGCTGCCAGGTGCCGCTCTGCGTCACCGAGCCGGACGTCCGCGCCAGGTCGAACGCCGCCATACCTCCGATGAAGGCAGGCGATTCCAGCACCTTGCCGAGGGTGGTCAGGAGGCGGGCCGACAGCGAGGGAGGCGGTGCAGGCGCCCGAACGGTGGGCACCTGACCCGGACGAACACCACCACGATGGGAGGGACTACGCGGAATTGGTCTCTCTCCCCACGGGCCCGGCTTTGGCTGTGGCGGCTTCCATCGTCCGCGTGGCCGGCCCTGAGGCTTTGCCGGCTCGCCAGGTGAAGGCCCCTTTCCTCCGGATCTGGCAAGGCGGAACCCCCGAATGGCCTTGGCCGCCTTCACTGCCCAGCCGGCAACGAACCGCATCCGCCACGCGATGATCCCGAGTGTGAGTGCCACGGCTCCCAACTGCAGGCTGGAAAGACCCGACAGCGCGTCGGCGAACTCCCTCAACGAGCCCGCGTTGGAAGCCGCGTCGATGATCGCCGAGATGCCAGCAGCAAGAGCAAGAAGCCGGAGCGGACCCCAGAGGGCGAAGCCGAGCTTCAGCGACAGGCTGAGCGCCTTCAGGCCGCCGGCAACGGAGAGCAGACCAAGGCCGACGCCGATCCCCGACGCGGCGCCGGTGAGGCTTCCAAGGGCCGTACCTAGCCGCCTTACGCCGCTGGCGACATCGCCATCCGCGATCTGGCGAAGCGAAGCACCCAGGTCCTCGAAGCGGCGCGAGATGCCGGCTAGGGACTGTTCGTCCCGCTTCTGAACGTCCCGGATCTCCCACGGCATCATGTCGTCGGTGATGGGCGTCCCGAACACGAAGCGGCGGAGATCCTTCAGCCCGGATTTCAGGGCCTTGAACGGATCGGAGTTCGTGCCGCCGATCCCCTTGGTGAAGCCGGCGTAGGCGGCGCCGATGCGGTCGAAGATGCTCGTCTTGAGATCGTCGCCGCGGAGCGCATCGGCGAGATCTTTCGCCACATCCCCGAACACCTCGGCGAGCCTGGCCCCCATCTGGATCCCGACCGCCTTCAGATTGTTCATCAGGAGGGCGATCTTGTTCGCGGCTGTATCGGCCCGGTTCATGTACTCGGTCTGGACCGAACCGGCGTAGGCCGCCTCATCGGCCGCGTAGCCGAAGGCCTCACCGAGCACCTTCGGATTGTTGACGAGCTTCATGAAGTCGTCGGAGAAGTCCTTGCCCACGAGATCCGCGATCGCGCCCATGGCGGCGTCGGGATCCATCTTGTTCAGCGTCTCGAACAGGAGGCGCATCGCCTCGGGACCGTTCTTGTCCCGGAGCTTCCGCCATTCCTTGAACGAGATGCCCATCGCCCTGAACGCCTGGTGGGTCTTCTTGCCGGGTTTTGCGAGGTTCGTCGTCAGGGCGTTCAGGCCGCGCGCGCCGGTCTCCGACACGATGCCGGACGCGACCATCGCCGCACCGATCGCCGAAATCTCCTTTGCCGTCAGTCGCAGCCCCGTCGCCGCGCCAGATGCCCGGTTGGTGAAGTCCAGGATCTCGTCGGCGCGCGCCGCCATGTTGTTGGAGAGATGGTTTGTGACGTCCGCCAGCCCCTCCATATCGGTCTGGGTGAGCTGGTAGACGTTGCGGAGCTTGGCGAAGATATTGCCGGTGTTCCCCGCCTCCATCCCGAACGCGACGGCCGATTTCGCCGTGAACTCGGTGAAGCGGCCGAGATCGCGCACCGCGATACCCGCCTGCCCGGCCTCGGCCATGATGTCGGCAAGCCCCGATGCGGCCATCGGGAGCCGCTTGGAGATGTCGAGCACCTCCTTGCGGAGCTTCGCGAAGCCCTCCGGCGAGGTGTCGACCACCTTCTTGACGTCGGCCATCGAACTCTCGAAGTCCATCGCGGCACCGATCGTGCCGCGATAGGCTTGGCTGAGACCGATGTAGGCACCGCCGAGCGCAATCACGCGCCCGGCGAGACGGCCGAAGCCGTCCGCGCCCGTCGAGCGGCCGAGCATCCGCGACTGGCCACGCAGGCGGTCCATCATGGCCGAGATGCCCCCCGCCCGCTGCGAGACGCGGTCCTGCAGCGTCAGCCGAAGGGTGGACTGAAGGGTGGCCATCTATCGAAGCCCGCGATTGAGGGTGCTGTGGAGGCGCGCCGCGGCATCGGCCCAGGCAAGAGCCTCGCCACAGCGCATATTCAGAACGTCAGAGATCGGCGTGTTGAGGGTGTGAGCGATCAGGACGGCGACGTCTCTCCATCGCCGCCCACGTCGTTTCCCAGGAGCGCGCCCGCCCGCTTGGTGATCTCGCCGAGGTCCCTCGCCTTGATCTTCAGCACTGCCTCGAACGGCACCCCGGTGACGACGGACATCAGTCGGGCCATGTCGCGCATATCGCTCTGACCGCCGCCCGGCATTTCCTCGACGGCGATGAGATCACTCATTTCCGCTTCGCGGAAGGTGAGCTTCGTATACGTCTTCCCCTCGTGCGGGACCGGGCTTTTCAGGTGAATCGTCAGTTCGGAGGGCGAAGTCTCCGCAGCAGCGTTCTCGGTTTCCATGGCGGTTGGTCACTTGTTTGGGGATCAGAACGGAAAAGGCCGCCCGGAGGCGGCCTTGCGGGAAGGGGATGGAGAGACCGGGGATCAGGCGCCGAGAGCGCGGCGAGTGCCGGCGGTATGATCGACGCCCTTGGTGCGGATCACACGCTCCCAGAAATCCCAGTACCAGAGCTCCTCACCGTCGATCAGGAACTCGTAGTGCGTGACTTCCTTGAGGGCATGGTTGCAGCCGGCAAACTCGTCGGGCGCACTGTCGTCCGGCGTCCATTCCTGGACGGCGCCTTCGATGATGGCCCGGGCCGGAATGTCGAGGCCGGTCTTCTTGTCCTTCAGCGCACCGGCGAAGGTCCACTTGTCCCGCGTTCCGAGGACGCCGAATACCGACGGATCGAACCCCTTCGCCTCGAAGGCCGGCTCGACGGTCTCAACACGCGGAAGCAGGAAGTCCACGGACCCGACGCCGCCGCCCGGGTTGTGGGAGGCGGTTGCGAAGGTGATCGGCGGCAGGGTGATCTTGACGATGGTGGTGGCGCGGCTGTCGCCGGCGACCTCGGCGCGCCGCACATCGACGGCGGTCAGGAGATAGAGGGGCTGCATGGTAAGGGTTCTCCAGAGTGAGGATCCGAGCGATCAGATCGCGTTACGCGGCCGCGTCGAGGCGGGCGATGATCTCGGCGACGAGGCCTTCGACGGCCGGCCGGTAGCGGCGCACCTCGTGGTTGGCCACCTTGAAGGCCGGCGCCGGTTCGATCCCGAGATTGACCGTCAGGTTGCCGAGGCGGATCTGTTCCGGCGAGTTCTTGTCGGCCTGGAACGCGACGTCGTAGCCGAGGATGTCGTCGTCGGCCTTGTGGTCACGCAGCATGAACTTCATCGAGTTGAGCCATGCCTCGACGAGGTCGGCCGAGACCTTCCGGCCAAGGAACTGCCGAGTGATCTGCATCAGCTCGACGGTGATCGCGTCGGCACCGCGGACCTGGTGGATCTGCGACCACAGATCGCCGGTCGTGGCGTTGTCCGTGCCGATGAAGACGAAGCCGCCGTCGGCGATCGTACCGTCGACCCCGGTCTCGCCCTCAGCGACGATCGAGACATGTGCCTCGAGCATTTGCTGACCCTCTGTCGAGCCATCGAGAAGCGAGAACGGGATCTTCCGCGAGAGGCCAGCCAGCCCGTAGATCGCCCGGTTCGCGATCGGGTTGAACGGCTTGCCCTCGTTCTCGTTGTCGACCCGCTGGAAGAGGCCGATCACGCGCGGCCCCATCGGACGCGTGACGAGGTCCTCTCCCTCGTAGACGCGGCCCGCCACGCCGATCGGCATAATCCGCTCCGAGTTCATGGTTTCGCGCGCGTCGATCGCGTTCGCCGACGAGGTGTCGTCGACGTCGACCGGCGAAACGGCGAGGATCTTACCGAGGGCCGCCGGAAGTGCCGCGACGATCGGATTCGTCGTGTCGAGATCCGCCCTCCAGGCGGTCCGCCCGAACCACGCCAGCCTGGGCGTAGCGTTCACGGCCGAGGGGATGTCCTGGACCGAGTTCACGATGTTGACGATGTTGGCGATCGTCGCCGGCGTGTCCGCGCCTTCCGCCACGCGCACCACCGTCACATCGGCACCGGAATTGATGCCGTCGAGCTGGGCGTTGATGCCCTTGACCGCGTCAGCCAGGAGGCCAGTGCCGAGCGCGGCGACGGCATCGGCGTTGCTGGTCGAGAACCGGACCGGGGTGTCCACCGGAAACGTGTCGGCCGAGGCGTCAGCGGAGGTCTCGACGAGAAGCGCCTTCGAGAAGTCAGCGCCGAGAACCGGCACGGGCTCGTCGGCCGGCCGGCTGAAGGTCATTCCAAAATGCGGTGCCGACATCGGCTCCTCCTATTGCGGGCAACAAAAAACCCGCCTGGAGGGCGGGTTCGGGAAAGGCGATC